AAATCATCTCCCAGTAGGACATCAACTTCTTCATGCATACCTAAAGCAGCACCATTGCTACCCCATGCACGTTTACATTTATTAAATCCTGAACTCAGAACTGTATTAACTATTTCTCTTTCAAACCGGTTGCCCTTCGCCTTGCTTGGACTTGCCATTTTTATTAAGCTCCTTTTTTAATTTATTAGTGAATCGTTTCATAGCAGCATCAGCCTCTTTATTTACAGTATCAAATCTTTTATTACGTGTATCTTCTATGGTGAGAGGCTTTACTACTTTATTTTTTAATTCCAATGTAACTTCTTTTAATTGAATTTCTAATTGATCTATTGTATCTAGTAAGTCATTATTTTGCTTAGTCAAGGTATCAATTTTTTCTAAAGCTATTTCAAAATTGAGTACTAATGAATCACCTTCCATTATAGACCCATCCTTCCCATAACTCTTTTAATATCTTGACGTAAAGATTCTATAGAAAGTTCTAATTCATTAATTCTATTAGTTTCCCTTACCAATGCTTCTCCTAAAAACTGAGTATCCCTAGCAAGACCTGTAGAAGTTTCCTTTTTAGGTAATGGTGTTTTAATTTCCATGCCGGGCATTGATCCTTTATGTCCTGCATATTTTTCTTTTACTTCTGATTTTTTAGCCATCTTTCTGTCCTTTCATCTATAATGTTATCTAGTTTAGTACGTTTCCCGTGCTCTCTTACAGCACACTTTTTGCAAATCCTTTGTTCTTTATAAGGATGTTCAGGTGGAATAGCAAAGTTACCCCAGATATATACATCTTGTGCTTTTGTGGTGTGGCACATAAAGCAAGTAAAATGTAATTTAGATAACTTTGCATTTATTCCATACATAATTTACAGGGGATGCTTTTATTATAGCGACCATCCCCAGTTTCCGCTAATGCTAATTGGTTAGAGGAAAGCACCAGAACCTACTTCTTAAATACACTCATCTCCAGTACATTCATATTCTGGAAGATCTTTATTATGTTCATCAGCAGTAGTAGGTTCATAATCATACCTATCCATAGTTTCAATCAAATGAGCTGCTAAATATACAGCACAATCAAGTGCTTCTTCAAGAGATTCCTGAAGAAAATTCCTACCATCTGAGGAAATATTCTCTTTACCATATCTCTTCTTACCTTTAGCAAGACGCTTTCCTATTAAGTCAAGTATTCTAAGATTCATGTTCATTGTTTTCTCCTATATTATAAATACGCCATTTTTCAATAGGAACATCATAAAAATATTCACCTTCTGGTACTGATTTATTGGGAACTTCTATTAAATCATATTGCCTAATGACTTCTGATCTACAAAACATTATTTTATCAAAGTCTTTATTAACCACTACATATACTATGCTATGCTTTAAAAACTTTTCTTTTCTTGCTGGTATATGTACAGTTTTAAATGGAAATTTATCTATCCATATCTCACGTCTTTCAACTTCATAACGAGGAACTACAATATCTATACCATATTTATCAGGATTTTCCATTGCATCTAACCCCTTTGATTTAAGAAAATTGATTACTAAATCTTTTGCAGGTTTATCATTAACAGCATGACTTTCTTCATTAAATTCTTTGTATATCATTTTTTTCTCCTTGTTAAAATTGGTAAGTAAGAACGAAGTATCTCCTCAAGAATACGAACTTTTTTACGGAGTTCGTTATTCTCAAGGAGAACACGTTTAAACATTTCACCTAATGTTTTTAAGCGACTGCCCGACATAGTCCATCTACTATAGTAGAATTTTGTCCATAACTAGCAACAGTAGGATTTTCTTTATGCCACAATAAATCAGTAGCTGTATTAAGTAATGTCCATCCATTATGAGGGATATGATTGTGAGGATCTGTATAGAGATCTACCATCTTGCCCCATAACTGTACTGGAATATCTTTAATATAGTTATGTCTAAGTCTACCTAATTCATCAGTAGTAATTTCTAAATTACTAAGAGCCCTTAGATTCTTTAAAAGGTTATCTAAACCTTGAGATCCATTAACTAAATTGTTGATATTAGTTACTACTTGTTCAAGACTTTCTTCCCAATTTTCATTGGATGGTTGATGTTTAAATCTATATGTATTAAAATGATCTTTACTTATCATTCCATTAGTACATACAAGACGATATAACATCATAGCAAAGCCAAATGCTTTAGAACCATCATAACTGTTCCAAAATTGCATGCCTAAGGCCACATCGTCACCTTGTGATACTTCACCTGCAACATGGTCAGATATCATTGAATAGGCATAACTACGGCCGTTAAAGAACGTTTTATCATGAGTGAACTGAAGTTTACATTCTTCTGCTACTTGATTTGCAGCTTTTCTTACACTGTCATTATCTACTAATAGATAACTATGTCCTACTACACCTGCTTCTTTCCATTCAGCACTTAGAGTGTCTTCTGTGGCTGAATGTTGCATTTGAACTGCATAAGCAGATGATGATATACCATTATAATCTAACGGTACTTTTCTTATTGGTAAATAAGGGTTCATGGAGTTTCTCCTTTTATTTTTTGTTTTATTTTTTCTAACTGTTTGAAAATCTCTTCAAGATCTTGATACATTCTAAGTCTGAATTGATTCATTCCATCTTTCCAATCTTCATGTTCTGTTATTTTATCAGTATTCATTTGATTCTCTTTCTAAATATAGCTTTAGCTCCTTCTGCATTGGTTCTTATGGTTGTAATCTTACCAGTAAGATTGGCAATGTGTTCTTTTTCAATCATTAGCCATTCAAGATTGGTAATATATGTTCCTTTAAACCAAGTTTCATCTTCAGGATTTAGCCATTTTGTAATTTGTATCATCTTATATCCGTACCATTAACATTTAATTCAAGATTAAGAGTTTCTCTTTCTCTGTTGGCTGTACATACAACCTTTAATGATTTAATGAGATTGTTCTCATCTTTATATGGTGTTAATGATAATACTTTATTAGCATTATAACCGATACGAAATGATCCTTTAGCTGAAGTTATATCCATACCTTCATGAAATGCTTGCTTTGTTATTTCAGATACTGCAAATACTACTACATTATTATGAATCGCAATTTCCATCAAGGCTTGAGATACTTCTTCAACTTTCATATTATTATCATGTTTTTGAGATTTGAATAAACCCATATGATCTACAACTACTATCTCTGGTTTGTATGGTAACATCATAATACGTTTATTAAGTTCATGAGAATAACAACTATTATAATCTATAGTAAGCCAATCAAAGTTCTGAGAAATTCCATTAGCATATTGTTTATAATGAGCTTTAAGTTCATCCTCATCCCAACCTTTTTCCATCATAACAAAACGCATCCACATTTGACGTGGTGACATTTCCATTTCAATGAAATAAGTTGGACGTTTAAGTTTATGTATCCAGCTTTGTAAGAGCATGGTTTTCATAGACTTAGGTGGTGCTTGTAAGATAACAACTTCACCAGGATATATAGGAAAATCTTGACCATATAATTTACCTATATTTATAGGATCTAAATCTCTTGTGAAGAAATCAACAAGTTCTTTCTCCATAGCTTTAGCATCCATCATATGTTGAGACTTCTTAGTCTTGTAAAGTACACATGTAGACTCACAATGATTATCCATATGAACATCAGTACAGCCATAATTATAGCCATTACCTTTATGTCCTTCATAGCAATCAGTTACTATTTTATCCATTTCTTTCTTATTAAATGAATACATAGCAGTATCTAAATCAACACGTTTTCTCCAGTCTTCCATAATTAATCTAACTATATGTTCTGGATATCTCCATCTAAGAAATGCAGCTATACGTAAAGCTATTTGATGTCTTGATCCTTGACCAGCACCTGACATCATAGTTTGAATACAAGGATACCATACGGGATCAGGATTTCTACCAAGAGTTACAGCTTCAAATGTTTTATCACTTGCTATAGTTTTACGTTTAAGTACATCAAATACAGGTTCACATTCTAATGTCTGCCATTCATAAGTAGAACGTTTAGACTTTGCTAATTCTTGTATCATAGTTATTTTACTATGTAATTCCTTTTGCAACAGAGGAATTTTCCATAGATTAGATTTTTGATTAAGAGTATTAACTACTCTTATAAGTCTGGTTTTATCAGATACAGATACATCTGCATATTCATAAATACCTTTAGCCATCATTTCATCTTTCACCATTAAGTGAAGATTAGGTGCTGGTTTCCATCTAAACGCAGATCCAGGTATGCCTAAATGAAATCCAGTTCCAGAGAAGTAAACCTGATATGGAACACATAAATCATTTAATAAAATACCTAAACCAATTGTTTTTTGTCGAGCATTTTCTGGATTCTTACCATCTATATCAAGAATAAATTCATCAGGCATATAAAGCATTCCATCATATGATGCAAGAGTACTTTTCTGTTTAACGTAATCAATTACATGATTATCATAATCCCATAGGGACATGTAAGTATCTTGTGCCATACCAGCCCATTTCTCAATATCGTGTACGTTTCCAAAATGATGTCGATTTGCTAATCCAAATGCAAATTCTTTAATCATTTTACTCCTTTTTTAATTCTATTTCCTTTCTATTATATAACATATCATCTATACCACATTCTATGGTGGTCCAGGATATACCTAAGTCACAATCTGCATGATGATGTATATTTCTAATTACTTCTTCAGCTTCTTCTTTTGTTATCTTTATCTCCATATCTTCACTTGCATAATAGAGTACATCATCTGGCACCCATAATGTGAATGCTATTGGCATGTCGTTTTTATATCCCTTTAGGTCTTGTTTAAGCTCTTTAACTGTCATTTTATTTCCTTACTCAACTTTTGATTTTCTTTGGCAAGTTCATACAATGCATTTTCTATAAATGATTGTACTATCTCCTGTACTAAATCATCAGGAATGCTTAGAGTTAGAGAACCATCTTCTTCCTCTTCACATTCTATTGTATGCTTGCTACTACAACATTTATCACAAGTATGAATTCCTGCTGTTTCTCTTTCATCTTCAGGTAATGATTCTAAATATTCTCT